CGTTCAGATGCGACTCAAACGCCCATTATGGGGGTCGTTCGGGCACCTGTGTTCGTTGATAACGCCGTTATCCACGCTGAAGCCACGAAAACGGCCAAAGGTGACAAAGTTGTGCCACCTACACGCGGAGATTTTGAGATTTCACACGATAGGACCTACAAATTGGTCGAAGAAGAGGATGGAGTGCGCGTTTTGCACAATTCAGCCTACGATGGGGCCGTTTTCTATCACAATCGCAAACTTACGGCGGGTGAAGCCACTCCTACAATGATATACGCCGCAGAACGGCCCGTAAACCGCCTCGTAGCGTCTGATATCGAAACAGCGACCACTGGCTCGCGCTTGACGCTCCAGAACCTCAAATCAAAGGCCCTCAGAGACATAGGGTTCACAGAAAACAGAGTTCGATTCGGACACGGGGCCGATGTTGGTCTACGGACCTCCGATTTGGCCATGAAATTGGTCGATTCGGCTACAGGTTCGGTCAATTCAGCGTTTGTGCCAAAGGGCCGACACACCAACACCTTCGTGTCCTATGATTTCCATGATGCAGAGGTCATATCCGCACTGAGATATCTGTCTAAGCACGACGGGCAAAGCCTCCGTTCGGACAGGTTCGGCAACGTGCTGTATGCGCACCAGAATCGGGTGGCTGCGCAGCATTACCTCGGTGATAGTGCTGTCACTGGTGGCTCCCAGAGTGACAACATTTCCCATGCCCCCAACAGGGTCACAGTATACGGTAAGGCGCGTGCGAACAACGCAGACAACGTCGTGAGGATAGATGACGTAGGCGCACGCACTGACGGCGTGATAAATGAGATGGCCGGTGGCATTCACATTCCTACAGTCTCTACGGAAGCGGCTGCGCGTCGTATCGGTCAGCGTATACTGGCCAGCGCGAGGAGAGCCACAAACAGCAAGCGACTCAACGGTGTGCTGAGTGCTGCCAGAGTCAGGCCCGGAGACCGAATCCAGCACGTATCAGACTCATCCCGTAATGAGGGGATTGTCCTTGAGACTGAGCATAGGCTGACAGAGAAGGTCAGCAGCATCCACATCAGTTCGGTGCCCTCAGGCGTAGAGGATATCCTCCAGAAATTCCAAGAGGACAACATCAACCGCAACGGGGATGCTACAGAGCGCACTGAGCAGAAGAAAACACTCACCATCACAACAGGTGGGGCGATTGAGATTAGTGCCCACTGGAACGTATCAACCAAGTATTTGCGCCCAAGCGGTATCGTTATTGGGCACCGTGAGCGTGGCCTGATACATGGTGACGCCAACACAGCAGACGCAGCCACGAAGGCCAACCACGTTATGGGTATGAACAAGGGTAAAAGAGTCGTAAAGAGGAGAGGATGATATGCCATTACTGATTGAAGCGCACAGATACTTGGTCGAGCAACTGGCCGGTCGAATCAATGAGATGGTCTTTGGTGCTGACGGCACAATTGCCACCTCTGAAGATGGAGGTGCAGGCCGTCCATTGACCATTGTCACCCCCACGATTCGGGTGATTGATGAGCACACCCTATCAGCCGAAGGGGTCATCCCAAGCAGCACTACGCTGTCTCTACCTGTGAAGGAGGTGTGTCTACAGTATCGAAACCCTACGGATTCGACAGACATCACCCCTATCTTCCGATATACATTCGACCCTATTACCAAAGATACAACCAATGAGTTGAAGTTCTCTGTCCTAGTCGAGGTGAAGTAGATGGTTAACCCAAAGTCCGGTCATACACGCGCAGAAAGCGGCACGACAAATGCTGAAGGCCTGAGAGATGGCGATGTCATCCTCTCTCCTTCTTTGACAAATCCATACGAAGCGTTTCATGGGAACGGTATTCTTCGTGAACAGGATGGTGCGTATGGTGCATCTAACCGTAACAGTGTAGGGTCGGGCACACCCGGATTCGTAGCCGTTGGCTCTAGCCAAGGTGAAATTACAGTATCTGGTGGCTACGCTAGTATTGATGGGACTATCTATGAGTTTGCAGGTGGCCCCGGTGGGAGCCATTCGTTTATCGTAGGGACAGCCACAAACTACAGTGGCTCATTGCCATCTGTCCCATCGGCCAATGCGGATGTCATGGTCGTGATATACCTTGATTCAACGAACACTCAGAAGCATCTCAAGTATGAGATGGGCTCTTCAGCCGTAATCACCAGTGGCACGCCTTTGGTGCCTACACAGTATCTGAGTGACCCCGGTCGGCAAGGAGGCACACCCGGTTCGGGTAACAACCAGCAGCACGTTGTGCTCGCAGTCGTGCGCTACACGATGTCAAGCGGGGCAGGTAGCGTCACCGCATCCCTAAGCACAGGCTCTGATGTGGAGGTTCACGACAGGCGCGTATTCTTGCGTCCCGGCCCTCTGTTCTTGAGTCACATGACCAAAGGAGCAGCAGGTAACGTCACAGCGTCCAACGCCGTCGATGGGATGAATCAGAATACTCTCAACACCCTCTTTGCAGGGACGGAGGCGGGCGATTTCACCCCTTCTCCATTTGGTGCGCTTTGGCAGAGCCACAGCCCAGATGGGCACTCGGTCCTCTACTACAGTGCGAACCGTAGTATCGGTAGCACCCCTGCGCGTAACACGTGGAGACTGGCTCCAAATGAGGTCAAGGTCATCAGCACCAGCGCGCATCAGACGTTTACCTTCGACGGTCCAAACATCTGGTTGATAACCGCAGGGGCGGGCCTCAATCTCAGTCCTAGTGGTGAGTTCCCTGACGGTCATATCCTTGAGGTGACGGCTACAACCAACACGGTGACTTTTGACCCATCACCGGGGTTGAATCAGGCTGTCGCTGCGGGTAAATACGGTAGATTCGTCTACCAAAGTGAAGAGACGGCTGCTACGGCTACTGTGACTGTCGGTGCTGGGAAGCCCAGCGCAGGTGAGCAAATCACCCTCATTTCAACTGATGGGACATCAGTGACCTATACCGCTCATGCCTCAACTGAAGTTTTGGCCAGCAACCAATTTTCACTCAGTGGAACCAACAGCGATGTAGCCGAATCACTAGAAGATTGCATTGAACACGCAAGCGGGCATAACGGTAAAATCACCGTTGGTCGCTCCTCTGGTGTCTTGACGCTAACACAGGCTGTGAAAGGGACGGCTGGTAACACCACCATCACAGAGAATCTGAGTAACACCACTGCACCATCCTTTGCGAATGGCGCAGGTCAGTGGCGCAAACTAGTGGTCGTCACCACCATCTGAGGTGTGCGTATGGGTCGCTTGGTTGAACGACTGCGCATAACGTGCGAGATGTGCAAGCAGAAGGCCCTCCCTAACACGATTGTAGGGGCCTATTCGGACAGGCGCACGGCCATTATCCATGAATGCCCCATGTGCGGATACATACGTCACCATGGCCAAATTGGCGCTGTTGAGTATGCTGGTCGCCGTGTCAGGTATAGAAGGAGGACGGCAAAGGGGTATGGCCGCTTCGCTACCTATCTCCTAGAAGCCTCCAAGGGCTACCGTGTGTAATCACATCTGTTGCATTCCGAATCCGGTCTGCTGAGGTGGAGCACCATCAGACTTCTTGGCCATGATATCGTCAATGCGTAGAATGGATGTGCTGACTTCGGTAGCACTGAGGACAACCTGACGGACTAAGTCCAGCGGTTCCCAGACACCGAGTTCTGCCATGTTACAGATGGTGCCACTTGGGCCTGCGATATCTGGACCCCAGTGATGATTGTCTACTTCGTGTGCACCTCTGAGTGAGAGCACGGTATCAAGCAAGGGCACGTGCCCTGCGTTCTCCGCGATTGTAGCGGGGATGGATTCCAACCCTTCAGCGAAAGCATCTACGGCCATCTGAGCACGACCACCGATGTCTGTAGCACGCTCACGTAGATAACGGGCCATAGCCATGTAAGCAGAGCCTCCACCAGATACGACCTTGCCGCTCTTGTAAGCGATGCTAACAACACCAAGTGCATCTGCGAATCCACGCTCTGTCTCATCCAGTGTCTGTCGTGTGGCCCCTCTTAGAACGAGGGTGATAACGGATGATTCTTCATCCCCTTCAATAACGACATAGTTCATGTCACCAATGGTCTTCTGCTCTACACCCATGGAGGCTATCAGCGCAATGTCTTCAGGTGTGTGAGCAGGGCTGATACCCAAAAGGTGACCGAGAGCAACCATGTCACTCTCCGGCACACGCTGGACTACAGCGATGTTCTTACGAGCCAGCATTGATGCAACGATTTCGTTTACATTGTCACGGACCACGATAACACCACCGTTGGGTAGGTGCTTGGCGATAGCGTCTGCCTTAGCGACCCAGTCATCACGATTGACTTGCTGACGGTAAGACTGGAACTCTTGAGCACTGGAGAATTGGACTTGCATATTGTCATCCATCTTCTGAACGTCCATGCCTGTATTGACAAGGATAACATCAGTGTAAGAGCCCTCTGCCGTAGATGGAATTAGGAACTCTTTGTGTAGGATAACACCATTGAAGCAGTATGAATCATCTAGCCCACCTCCGGGCTGGCATAACACGCGAATGCGGTCATGTTCTCCATTCACACCTTCCACTGTCTTGACCGTAAGGTCAGTAACATATTCCATTGATGATGCCAGTGCCTTACCAGTGACGGATGTGCGAGCAACATCGTGAAGATGTGGAGTTGCATCGACCGCCATTTCCTCTAGATACTCTACAGCCCATCTGGAGGCTTGTGCGTATCCTTCACGGATGGTGTTCGGATGGATTCCCTTTGATGTCAGTCCCTCACTGTTCGATAACAGTTGACCTGCTAACACGACAATACTGGTCGTGCCGTCATAGCACATACTTTCTTGTGTGTCTGCTGCGTCTACAATCATCTTGGCAACTGGATGAGAGACATCCGCCTCTTGTAGGATAGTGGCACCGTCGTTTGTGACGATTGTGTCACCACCCATATCCATCATCAGTTTGTCCATGCCCTTCGGGCCCAGCGTCGTTTTCACCGTATCGGTGATAGCCTTGACTGCTCTGATATTGTGTGTCAGTGCAGTTTCTTTGTCTTGGTTTTGCATATTATTCCCTCTCTATTCCCATTGAACTTCGTATTCCATGACCTCTCCGGTCTCTCTGGAGCGTGATTTGACGAACCCTTCATCATTACCATGCGCCCATAAGTCGTAAACTAATTTTGCATCGTCAAGGCAGTATTTTGCCACCTTGCCGTATTGGCCCCTTCTCCATTCTAACGGGGCATCGTGACTGCTCATTAACTTGTCTCTCCCCAACGTATGACCAACCGCATCTGATAGGGGCACAGAATGCCCGGTAACAGAGCGCAGTATAACAGATGTGTCGATAATTGTGGCCTTAGACTTGGACAGAATATCTGATGCTGTCCAGCAGTCAAGTGAGTCTCTTAGGATAGGTAAATCAAACTTCACGATATTATGACCAAGCAGTCTCCCACCTGCTTCAATGTGCTTCTCAAGGTCCTTGCCCAATGTCTTAGGGTGCAGGTTCTTGATGACTACATCATCGGGCATTTCTCGCTCAATCTCTGCGTGCTTCTGACAGTAGACAGTGCTGTTCTCACCGTCCCATGTAGCCACTACAGATGGCTCAAAGAGGTGGGTATTGCCCCAGCCTCCGATTTCGTGTGAGTAGTTTGATGTCTCAATATCCAATGCAAGTATCCCTGTCATGTTCTTTCCTCCTTCAGTTTATCTTCCAAGC